GTCCGCGTTTCCGTTTGTGGGGGATTTTCCCGGGAGGCACCGTGACAACTCGTCGACGGCTCCTGACCACTGTTGTCGCCAAGGGCGACTATCGCCTGTCCCTTGAGGCGTTGCGGGACCATTTGGCGGGGATGTTGGATGCGGGGGACGGGAACGCTGCGACGGCCAAGCAGTTGACCGAGGTGTTGCGGCTGCTGGAGGCTCTGCCGACGGGCAAGGAGCGCACGATCGATGACGAGCTTGCTGCCCAGCGTGCAAGGCGTGGAGCTCCCGACGCACAGCACGGGGCCGACGGTTCGGAAGTCACTGGGCGACGACGCGGCGGACCTGGCTCACATCGCCGGTCTGGATCTTGACGGCTGGCAGGCGGACGTCCTTTACGGGGCCCTAGGTCTGACGGCTGGGGGTAACTGGTCTGCGTTCGAGGTGGGGCTGATCGTTCCCCGCCAGAACGGCAAGGGTGGGGTGCTCGAGGCCCGCGAGTTGCATGCTTTGTTCCGTGAGCCGGATTCTCGGCTGATTCTGCATTCGGCCCATGAGTTCAAGACGGCTAAGGAGGCTTTCAGGCGGATCGTGTCGCTAATCGAGGCGACTCCGCTGCTTCGTGCCCAAGTCGATCATGTCCGGTACACGACGGGCGAAGAGGGCATCGAAACGAAGGACGGGAGCCGGCTCAAGTTCGTGGCCCGTTCGTCCGGGTCGGGTCGCGGGTTTTCGGGGGATCTGATCATTTTGGATGAGGCGTACAACTTGTCGCCGGACATGATGGCGGCGTTGTTGCCGACGATGTCTGCCCGGCCGAATCCGCAGATCTGGTATACGTCGTCGGCGCCGTTGCCGGTGGCGAGTTCGGATGTGTTGCGGAAGTTGTGCAACCGGGGGCGGTCCGGCAGGTCGGAGAGCTTGGCGTACAGCGAGTGGTGCGCTGCCCATGAGGATTCGGTGGAGGATCGGGAGGCGTGGGCTAGGGCGAACCCGGCGTTGGGGATCCGGATCACCGAGGAGTTCATCTCCCGGGAGTTGGAGGCGTTGGGCCCGGAGGATTTCGCTCGGGAGCGGTTGGGGATCTGGTCGGATCTCGACGCTGGCGGCGGGGTGATCGACCCGGAGAAGTGGGCGGCGTGCGAGGACCCGAAGTCGAGGCCGTCGGGCCCGTTGTCGTATGCGGTGGATGTGGCTCCGGATCGGGCGTGGGCGTCGATCGCGGTGGCGGCCGATGGTCCTGGCGGGGTGCATGTGGAGATTGTGGATCGCCGGCCGGGTACGGGTTGGGTGGCTGAGCGTGCGGCGGAGTTGCAGCGCAGGTGGGGCGGGTTGTTCTTTGTGGCGAAGCCGTCGCCGGCGTGGTCGCTTGAGGAGGAGTTCGCGGCGGTGCGGTTGGATGTGCGGCCGGTGGTGACCGAGGAGCATTCGCAGGCGTGCGGCGATTTCTTCGATGCGGTGGTGCAACGGAAGGTGCGGCACATCGGCCAGTCGGAGCTGGACGCGGCGGTTGCTGGGGCGGACCGCAAGTTCTACGGGGATGCCTGGTTGTGGTCCCGCCTCAAGTCGGCGGTGGATATTTCGCCGTTGGTGGCTGTGACGTTGGCGCATTGGGTGGCTCAGAAGCGGAAGCGGAAGCCTGGGATCTTGTGAGGTAGCTGGTATGGCGTTCTGGAGTAACTGGTTCACTTCGACGCCGAACCATGCGGGCACGTCGACTGTGGGCTATGACCCGGGTGATCCGGATGGGGTGACGGTCGAGACGCCGGATCCGGTGGAGCCTCGTTCGTTGCCGGCGTTGATGCCGTCGCCGTGGTCGGGGTGGCCGGCTGAGTGGTCGACGCCGAACTGGTCGATGAATTCGCGGTTCAACGAGCTCATCGACGTGGCGTGGATGTGCTTGGACTTGAACGCGTCGGTGCTGTCGACGATGCCGGTGTACCGGACTCGTGGTACCCAGATGATCGAACCGACAACGTGGATGTCGAACCCGGACCCGATGATCTACACGTCTTGGCACGAGTTCGCCAAGCAGCTGTTCTGGGACTACCAGCTGGGTGAGGTGTTCGTGTTGCCGATGGCGGTCGGGTTTGATGGGTTCCCGGCCCGGTTCCGGGTGATTCCGCCGTGGCTGGTGAACGTCGAGATGCGGGCCGGGACCCGGGCTTACAACATCGGGTCGATGGATGTGACTGGCGAGATCTTGCACATCCGGTACAAGTCGACGACCGACGGTGCACACGGCGTGGGCGCGTTGGAGTCCGCGGGCGCCCGCATGATCACCGCCGGGGTGCTGGCGAAGTATGTCCGTGAGGTCGCAGCGAACGGCGGGGTCCCGGACTACACGCTCGAAACCGAGATGGACATCGACCGTGCGGACGCCGAGGACATGCAGGCGCAGTGGATCGAGTCTCGGCGGTCGAAGCCGGGTGTGCCGCCGGTCATGTGGAACGGCGTCAAGTTGCAGACGCATCAGTCGATGTCGCCGCGGGATATGGCGATGCTGGAGATCTCGCAGTTCACGGAGTCCCGGATCGCCGAGCTGTTGGGTGTGCCGGCGCCGCTGGTGGGGTTGCCGTCGGCTGATTCGTTGACGTACAGCAACATCACGTCGCTGTTCGAGTTCCATGACCGGCGGGCGTTGCGGCCTACGGCGACGTCGGTGATGTCGTCGATGTCGTATTGGGGTCTGCCTCGGGGCCAGTGCGTGGAGTTGAACCGGGATGAGTACACGCGGCCGCCGTTCGATCAGCGTGCTGATGCGTGGGTGAAGCTCACGACGGCCGGGATTGTGACGGTGGATGAGGCTCGTGCCGCGGAACGTCTACCTGCTTTGGATGGTGAACCGGTGTCGAGCTCTGTGGACGGTCAGGATGCGGCGGTTGCGTTGTCTGGCGGCCAGTCGTGAACCATGTCGAGGTCGAGCACCGGAATTCCACGGTCGCTGATGTGATCACGCGTCAGCGGATCGTCGAGGTCATCGCTGTGCCGTACGACGAGGAAACTGACGTGGTGTGGCGGGACGACATATGGCACGAGTCGTTCGACCGTAAGGCGTTCGACGGCGTCGAAGCCCATGTCGGTCGCATCCAGGTGAACCGCGAGCACGTTAAGGGTGACACGGTCGGCAAGGTGATCTTCGCTGACCCGTTGCATCCGGATGGCCTGTTCGCCCGGGTGAAGATCTACGGCACCCCTCGTGGCGATGAGACGTTGACTCTCGCCGAGGAGGGTGGCGCGTTTCCGTCGATCGGGTTCCGGCTCAACCGGTTCTCCGACCAGGAACTCGATAAGCGAAGCAGGACACGTCGGATCATGCGGGCGTTCTGGGATCACCAGGCGTTCGTGGAGGATCCGGCGTACGAAGGGGCCGGGGTGTTGGCTGTCCGAGCGGGACAGTCTGGCCTGGTGGTGGCTGATAGGCCGCTGCTTGAAACACCGAACCTGGATGAGTGGCTGAACGACCCCACGTTTAAGTGGGCGTCTGAGCGCTTCCAGCAGTAATCGCACACCACTGGCCCCGAGCGGGGGTCGGCGAAGGCCCAGAGCGTGGGCAGTCGAGGCGTGCTCCTTCACCCATCTTCTTTCGAAGGAGTGCCCCCGTCATGGGAGTCAACAGTCAGGCAAACGACGCCATGATTCGGCGTCTCGAGTCCGAGCTGGAGGAACGCAACGCGTTTGTCCAGGGCACCATTGCTCGCGCGCAGGACGACGAGCGCGACCTGAACGACACCGAGAAGACCACGCTCGCCGAGACCCGGGCCCGCATGGCTGCGCTCAAGGAGCAGATCGACGAGCTCGAGGCCACCGCCAAGTTCGCTCAGGATGTGGCGCAGCGCGCCAAGGACATCGACCTGGCGATCACTACCGCGCGGCGCACCGGTTCGGCCGAGGTCGAGTACCGGTCGGTCGGCGAGTACATGGTCGACTACGTCGCCGGTTCGACCGGCAGCCGGTCGGCGATGGAACGGCTCGAGCTCTACACCCGTGCCGCCGCCCACCAGAAGACGACCGACAACCTCGGTGTCATTCCTGATCCGATCATGGGCGGGGTCCTCAACTTCATCGACCAGACCCGGCCGATCGTCAACATCCTGGGCCCGCAGGACATGCCGTCGGCGACCTGGTACCGGCCCAAGGTAACCCAGCATGCCAGCGTGGCTGCGCAGGGTTCCGCTGGTGCGGCCGCAGACGAAAAGGCTGAGCTCGTCTCCCAGAAGATGACGATCACCCGGCTGACCGGCACCGCGGTCACTTACGGCGGCTACGTCAACGTCTCGCGGCAGAACATCGACTTCTCGTCGCCGCAGATGTTCGACGCCATCGTCAACGACCTGGCCGCCCAGTACGCCATCCAGACCGAGGCCGCTCTCGGTGTGGCGCTCATCGCCGGCACCAACAACATCGAGCTCACCACCGCTTCCGGTGGCACCCCGACCGCGGCCGAGCTCACCGCGGCCCTGTGGACCGCTGTGTCGAACATCTACACCGCGGTGAAGGGTCAGGGTCAGGTTGTGTTGCTGATCCAGCCTGCGAAGCTGGCGAACTGGGGCACTCTGTTCGCTCCGGTGAACCCGCAGAACTCGCAGTCGCCCGGCTTCCAGGCTGTCGACTTCTCGCAGGGTCTGATGGGCACCGTGTCGGGCATCCCGGCGTATGTGTCGGCCGGGCTCGTGTCGGCGCCGGCGACCACGTTCGGGATTGTCATGTCGACCGCGGCGGTTGAGGTGTACGAGCAGCGGATCGGTGCCCTGCAGGTCACGGAGCCTTCTGTCCTCGGTGTGCAGGTCGCTTACGGCGGCTACTTCACGCCGATGACCGTTGAGACCGGTGGTGTGCAGGAGATCGTCAACCTCGCCTAGGAGGCCGACATGTTCATCAGCGACGAGGGGTTGGTTGCCGGTTCCGTCAACAGGGCGGAACTGGCGGCCGCCTATGAGGCGGCGACGGATGAGGCGGTCAGGGCGAACCTGGCCGCCGCCGGTGCCGCACACGGCATGGTCGTTCACGGCGGGAAGTTGGTTGACCCGTCCGTACCTGCACCGGCCTACCTGGTCGGCGAGGAAGGATCTGAGCTGCTCATCGAGGCGGACACCAAGGATGCGGTTCAGGACATCGAGAACCTGAGCGCTACCGCGGAAGCCGTCTCGGAACCGCCCCGTTCCGGCCCCGGCTCGGGCCGCGACGCCTGGGCTACCTACGCCGAAACCTTGGGTGTCGAGGTGACCGACGACATGACTCGAGACGACATCATCGCCGCGATCGAACTCGCGGAAGAGGAGTAACCGATGGCTACTACCACGTTCCGTGAGGACTATCTGGGTCGTGACCTGGTGGCCCCGACGTCCAACTCGTTGGACCACCTGGGCCGGGTGACCACGTCCACGGTCGATTCGCTCGGCCGTTCGTTGCGTCGTGTGGCTCGGGCGAACACGACGGCGGTGACGCTGAACCAGGAGATCCAGTTCCTGACCGGCGAGAAGTTCACCGTCACGGTCGCGGGCACCACTGCGGCGTCGCCGCCTGCGGCACCGGCTGTGGGCGCCACCGTGGCTGACGGCACCGCGACGTTGCTCCGCACGAAGTAGGGGGGCCTGTCGATGGCCGCACCGTACGCGTCGCTCGCAGAGTTCAAGGCATGGTCTTCTTGGCCGGCCGACAGCGACGATGACCCTGCGATCACCGATGCGTTGACAGCTGCGTCTGCGGCCATCGACAACTTCTGCTCCACCCACTTCTGGCAGACGGCCGCGGGCACAACCCGCGTGTTCGACACGTGCGACCCCCGGAAGCTTCGCATCAACGACGCTGCGGCGGTTACGGGGGTCGCTACGGACAAGGATTCCGATGGCACGTTCGAGACGGTCTGGGATCCCGCGGACTTCCAGCTCCTCCCGCTCAACCCCGCCGCCGCCCCAGAAGTCCTCCCGTTCACAGCAATCAGAGCGGTCGCAACCAAGACGTTCCCGGCCCCGACGAAACGGGAGGGGATCATACGGGTGACCGGCACATGGGGCTGGGCTGCCATCCCTGAATCGGTCGTACAGGCAACCCTGCTGGTCGCCAACCGGCTGTTGAAGCGCCGCCAGTCACCCGAAGGCATCGCCGGGCTTGACGACTTCGGCACGATCCGGATCTCGAACCGTGAGGACCCCGACGCCGTCCGCCTGGTGACCCCGTACCGCACGAACCGTCGTGTGGGCGGCTGGGCGTTCGCGTGACGACTCTCACCCAGGTGCGTGACGGGCTGTTCACCCGCCTCGACACCATCGCCGGGCTACGGGTCTACAAGCAGGTTCCCGGAAACGCCGAGTACCCGGCAGCGCTCATCTACCCGCCTACCGCCGTCGACTACCGGGACGACTTGGGTGCCGGCTCGTATCGGGTGCAGGTGGTCGTCATGTTGCTGGTGCCGGCGACGGTCGACCGCAAGCAGCTCGACCTGTATCCGTTCCTTGACCGCACTGGCTCGAGCTCGATCTTCGCCGTGGTTGAGGCCGACCGGAGCCTGGGCGGCCTGCAGGTGGATGCCCGGGTGGTGTCGGCACAGGACCCGTTGGATCTCGGCGATATGGCGGGCACGAAGGTCTATCAGCGTGCCGTGATCGTCGAAGTGATCGTCAGCTAGCACCCCTGGAGGGGCCACGCTCATGGTGTCGTACAGCTACCAGTCGATCGGTTACTCAGGTACCGACATCACGTTCACCGCCCCCACCGGCGGGGCCCTGGCGGACGGGGTCAATCCGCCGGACGCCAGGGGTTTCTTCTGGATCAAGAACGCCGCGGCCGGCGGCACGATCACGGTCTCCATCTTCACGGAGGCGACATCGTTCGGTGTCGCCATCCCTGACATTGCCGTGTCGGTACCCGACGGCGAGCAACGTCTGATAGGTCCGTTGGTGCCCGACCTGGGCGCCGTCGCGCTCTCTGGTGGGATCGGGTTGACGATCACGGGCACCTTGACTGGGGTCACGGCCGCGGCCGTCAAGGTCCCCTAACCGGCTGTGGCTCTCACCTACCAGCAGACCGGGTATGCGGGCGCCAACATCGTCTACGACGCGCAGACGATCACCGCGGTAGCGGAGTCGTTCAACAAGGCGAACGGGGCGTTGGGGCCTGACCTGTCGTGGGTGCGGCCCGCCATCTTCACGCACGGGTTCCCGTTCCAGGTCAACGCGAACCAGTGCCGCATCACAGCGAACGTGGCCGGCACCTACGAAGACATCGCTATCCCGACCCCGAGCGTCGACACCCCCAACCTCACCGTCACCTCCACGACCACCGCGATCTCCCACACCGGATCTGCGGCGTTCGTGGCCGACTGTGGTGGGATCACCCGGTTCCAGCTACTCGACGGCGGCACCAACTACCGGGGGTACGCGTTTGGGGTGGGCCGGAACAACACGTTCATCCCCGGTGTCGACCTGTGGCACTTCCTGCTGTTCCGGGTCAACCGGGTCGGCGACCACGTACTCATCGCCTCAGACTTCCAGCCACTCGCCAACATCACCCTGCCAGGCACGCTGACGTTCACTGCGAGTGGCCCGGACATGAACGCCGTGTTCACCCACGCCGGGTCAGGGCCGCCGTTCAACGTGTCGGTCAGCGACAGCGTCTACACGGACGGGATCACCGTCCTGGGTGGCAGCATCGTGGTCACCGGCAGCGACACAGCATCGATCGACATCGATAACTGGGGTGTGACCGGCGACGACGCCAACATCGTCCCCGACCCCCGCGGGTTCCTGTGGATCAAGAACTCCGACGTCGCTTCCAAGACTGTTGCGGTGACCGTCCCGGGGTTCCGGGCGGCGGTCCCGTACCCCGACGTGAACGTGACGTTGCCCGCGGGTGAGCAGCGTCTGATCGGTCCGCTGGTTCCCGAGCTCGCCACTGTCGCCGGCGGTCGCCCGCTTGTGGCTGTCAACTATTCGCCGAACGTCACCGGTGTGACCGCCGCCGCGGTCCGCGTCTAGGAGGACCCCCCATATGGCTCTGCTCGCCACGCAGCAGATCAAGATCACCGGCCTCAACCCCACGTTCGCTGCCGCCGCCGCGTCCGACACGGTCGTGCCGGATGATCGGACGTTCGTCATCTACCTGAACACCGACGCGGCCACGAGGACGGTGGCGTTGGTGACGCCGGCGAAGCTCGACCAGTTCGGTCAGGCGCTCCCGGATGTGTCGATGACGATCGCTGCGGTGACCGGCATGGAAGTCATCGGGCCCATCACCCAGGACTTTGCCGACCCCACCACAGGGTTGGCGACCGTCACGACCTCGGCCACCGCCAACGTCACTGTCGCGGCCGTCCGCATCTAGGAGGAACCGATGCGCCTGTACCACCCCGATCTCGGCACCGAGTACGAGTGCCCCGACGACGACGGACTCCTGGCCGTGATGGCCGAGTCCGGATGGAAGGTGGCCCCGGAACCCGAGGCGCCGGCGCCCGGCTTGGCCCCTGAGCCGGTCAAGTACGCGCCGGTCGAGTCCAAGCCTGCCGCCAAGCGGACGTCAAGCAAGGCATCCACCGACTGATCCCCGGCCATTCGGCCATCCCGCTAGTCAATCGAGCCGCCTATAGGGGCGGCTCTTTCGCGTCCAAGGAGAATCATGGCAAGAGCCGCCTATGACGGGATGGTCAGGATCCATGTCGTCGCCGCCATCGCCAATATCGCAGCACCCACGGTGGCGGAGATCAACGCCGGCACCAACATCTCCAACTTCGTCCCCAAGGACGGGTTGACACCCCCCGGCACCCAGAACTACGTCGACAACGCCTCCCTCGCGGAGACGTTCGACGCCCAGGTCGTCGGTTCGTACGGCGGAGCCATAACCGTGATCGGCATCCGTGACTTCGCCACCGACACGTTCTGGGACCTCGTCGTCTACGGCACCAACACGCACCTCGTGGTGCGCCGAGGCATCCTTGTCGCCACGGCGTTCTCTGCGACCCAAAAGGTCGAGGTGTACCCGATCCAGTGGCAGGAACCGCTACCGCTGCCGACCGCGACCAACGAACTCCAGAAGTTCAGCGCAGGCGCCGCGGTGCGGAGCCAGCCCAACATGAAGGCCGTCGTCGCCTAGTGCCAGCGCTGCGATCCCTCGAGGACATGTCGCCAGAGGAACGTCTGGCGCTCGCCTACTGTGCGCCTCGAGGCATCCCGCTTTCGGTGTTCCTCGGCCGGGTTGTCGGCAACGGTGACCCGCAGTGGACGCCGCGGGACGCTGAGGCCGCGGTCTTGTGGCACATCGAACAGAGCGCCCGTTGTTCGGGTTGCGGGCGACCGCGCAACGAGTGCATGGTCGAATTCGCCGAGGCACCGGAGTACGAGGTGACACCTATCCGTTGCTGGGCTTGTGAGGCCCGGGACAAGATGTCACAGGAGTTCCGGGAGAAAGGCGGTTCCGGTTCCGGGCTCTACATGACTGTGGCGAAGGTCGGCTGATGGGCACATCACACAACGGCGCCCAGTTCGCAGCGAAGCTCGACAAGCTGGGGCGTGAACTGCGAGACGTCCAACGTCCGCTGAATGTCACCGCGTTGGCGGGCAAACGCATCTTCCAGGCCGCCGCCGCGGGCGCTGGCGCCTCCCGGCTCGCTCGGGCCCGGTACGACATCCGTGGTGAGCAGGCGGTGATCCGGTACGCCGGCGCTAAGGCGCATCTGGTGAACAACCCGACCAAGTCGCACCGGATCACGCCACGGAACCGGCGCCGGCGGCAGGGCCGGCAGGCGTTGACGATCAACGGTGACGTTCGGGCGTCAGCAAACCATCCGGGCACGAAGGGCAAGCGGTTCTTCGAACAGGCCCGCGCCATTTGCCAGGTAGAGCTGCCCCGGGTCTATGGGCGTGAACAGCTGACCGAGCCGTTGCGGAGGATTTTCTAGGTGGACGCTAACGACATCGCCGCAAGCATCAACGCCGGCGACTGCGACGACAACCTCGAGGTCCTGTTCAAGGCCCTGTTCGCCAGGGCTGCGGACATCGACACCGAGTTCTCCTGGAAGATCACCCTCGACGGCGACTCATGGGACCGCGAGACGGTGACGTTGGCCGAGCTCGCGTTCGCGGAACAGCACCTAGGCGTGCCCTACGTGCAGTTGAACCCGGTGTCGTCCGTCAACCATCTCGTCACGTTGATCGTGGCCCACAACTATCGGGTCAAGGGCATGAAGCTGGACCGGGCGCTCGATGCGGCCGGGAAGTACACGGCTAGCGACCTCACCGACATCATCTCGGTGCACGAGGTGAAGCAGGCCCCAAAAGACGGCACGCCACAACCCGGGACGTCGTAACGGCGTGCATCCGCGCGTACGGATGGCTGCCCACCCTCATCGATTCGCAGCCGGTCGGACCGATCGAACGAGCACTGAGCCCCGCGGAGTGACCTGATGGCATTCACTGAGGCTCTTCGCCTGGTCGTCGACGCGGACACGCGTGGTGCGGTTCAGGGCCTTGAGAGACTGGGCGATACCGCGGACCGTGAATTCGGCCGATCCGAGAAGAGCGCGGACAAGTGGGGCAACCGGCTGACGTCCCTTGGCACGGGGATGATCGCGTTCGGTGGCGCCGCGCTCGTGGGTCTCGGTGCTATGGCGAAGGCCAGCGAGGAAGCCAACCTCGCTCAGGTCAAGTTGCAGAACACGATCGACAACATGCCGAAGCTCGCCGGCTCGACGGCGAGCGAGTTCACGGACCTGGCCGACTCGATCCAGAAGGTGACGGCCGCGAACGCGGACGCGATCGTCGAGGCCGAGGCGCTGCTGGGCACGTTCAGCCTGACAGCGGATGAGATTAAGGGCATCACGCCTCTGGTCGTGGACTATGCCCGCAAGTTCGGCATCGACATGGCCGACGCCGCCGTCCAGGTGGGCAAAGCGTTGGACGGCCAGGCCGGCGCCCTTAAGCGCAACGGCGTGTCGATCGACGAGGCCCTGTTCGCCACTGACCGGTACACGGCCGTCCAGCAGGCACTGTCCGATCAGGTCGGCGGCTTCGCAGAGGCCGAAGGCAAGACGTTCGCCGGCTCGCTCGAGCGCATGAAGAACGAGCTCGGCGACCTCGCCGAAGGCGTCGGCGGCGGGGCTGTCGACGCATTTACAACGCTGTTCGGTGTAGTGGAGAACCTGACCGGGGCGTTGGAGTCGGTGTCGCCTGAGGCACAGAACACGATCGGGAAGGTAGCGACCTTCGGGGCCGTAGGGCTGGTTGCAGCGGGCGGGTTGTCGACACTGATCGGCCAGGTCATAAAGGCGCGAGAGAACTTCGCGTTGGCGGCCGAGGGCGTCCTGGCGATGCGGGGCGCTCTACTAACGCTTGGTCAGATAGGACTTGTGGTTGGCTCGCTGGTTGCGTTGCGCGAGGTCATCGGCACGATCGACGACGAGGTCGACAGCGTCGATGTCTCTAAGCTGGAGAACCAGTTGCTTGACCTAGCCGAGAGCGGTGAGGTCTCGGGGTCCACTCTGGAGCGGGTGTTTGAGGGTCTGGGTAAGCCGGGCCTTCTCGGTGGCGGTATCGAGCAGACCCGCCAACTCAAGTCCGATATAGATCAGTTGGAC